TATTATTTTTGTCTACCTGACTTTGTTCAAGTATGATTGTATCACCATAAACACCACTTTCAACATGGTTACGTTTATGTGGTGCATTGTTTTTGTAATCTTGTAAACTTGTAACAAGATAACCACGTGTTACAGTTTTAATTTCACTTAATAGTTGTCGCTGATCATTTTCTGTAACTGCAAATGTAAAATATTCATCAAGTGCAATTGTAATATCAACTAATTGTTTGATTTGTCCAATACTATCAATAAATGTACTACTGCTTTGATAGGCATATTTTAAACTTTGTTCACCAACTACTATACAATTATATGATTTTTCCAATAGTAATACAATTGGATTAAAATGGGTAAAAAGTATGGTCTTTGGTTGAATTTGCAAACCACCAAATAGTTTTTGTAAAATTTCAACTTTTGCTTGTGCTTGTTCTAACCAACGGGTTGGATCTGCTACTGGTTGCAATTTTAACCAATAATCACCTGAAATCATTAATGCCCACCTTTACCTATCATAATATTTAGGTAAAAGTGGGCTATTTTTTACTTGATTAGCAAACCAAGGTCACGTAAGTCCTCAAATAGAATATGATCATTCGGGATAACTTCGCTTTTGCCTTCTTTGACATTTTTAACGAGTTTTTCAATGTCGCCAGCAGGCATAGTTGTGCAACGCTTAATAGCTGCACGAACCTTACTCCAATCAACAGTGCCACGATAACCAAGAATAATCATAGACATTTCCAAACTCCATAGTATTTTACCAATATACTATATATGTTTTATTTTGTCAAGAAAAAATTGACGGGTGGATCGCCACTCCAATTTAGTGTTTTTCTATCGGATAGATTACGCAGGATTTTACAGGGATGCCTCCCCAACACTTACCTACTCTATAGGTCTCACACCTATTCAGCACCAAATTCAGAGTATCTAGAATTTTTCCCTTACTAGTGGCTTAAGTTTTGCTCGCTCCGATTTCTCAGCACACTCGTGCTTCCCGTCAAACATTATATATAATATTTTTTATGACATTTGTCAAGCATATTCTTCATCATCCTCATCATCATAATATTCTTCACCATCATCAGGAACAGGTGTAGTATTATCATCATACCAACGATAGTATGCTTCGTTTGGCATAACAACACGAGCATATGGACTCATAGCAACCAATAATAGCGGAACTTCTTCGCTATCGTAAATGTCGGTAATAAAAAATGTGCTACCACATCCGCCACTCGTGCGTTTAATAGGTCCGTGTTTTACACCGTGTTTTTCTAATACCTCATGAAGTTTACCAGCCATGCCTGATAGAATACGAGTAATACCACGCTCGGTATTGCGTATTCTTATTTCATCTGCACGGGTTAAAACTGTAAGTTTAGCACAATTTTCACTATCAATTGTGAGTAGGCAATCCTTGAACTTGATTGCACCTTTTGTTCTTACATTACTTGGGGTTTCTTTGGTGGTCCAAGGTAAGTTGGCTTCAACATGCTCAACATAATAGGTTTCACCCTTGGTCATAATAATCCACATTGGAACTGTGGGGTCTTCTAAATGTTTCTTGTTAAAATGAAACACTGCTTCTTTACATGCTAATTCTACCTATGACATATTTTTCTCCTATTTGTTGTCATTTTTATTTACTGTAGTTTGGTGCTTCCATCGAGATTTGAACTCGAATTGTCGGTGTTTTAGAGACACCCGCTTTAACCGTTAAGCTATGGAAACTTAAGTCCATAATGTTTGTCTTATTTTTACAATACGACACAACATTTCAGTATCTTCTGCATCACGCTGTGCTTCAAGTTCACGCAACTTTTTATGTGAAGTTTCACGCATATCTTCAAGGTCAGGTGCTTCTTCTGCTGTAGGACGTACGTCAAACATACCAACGCCACGGTCACGCAACGTATCACAATACGCACTCCAACCACTCACATCCATTAAGTCAGGACGATTATTATAATTCTTACACCAATTATAAATTTCAAGCAATTCACTGGCATTTGTAGCTTGATGTGTCAACTCACCAAACTTTTCATCATCTTCATCTACGCCCCAAGTTTTGTCATAACGCAAACCAGTTGACCAATTAAGATAATCTAAACCTGCTTCTATACTGCGACCATTTTCCCACTTAAACTTTTTCTTTTCACTGTAATTAGCGTATGCAAGTTCAATTTCAACATGATCAATAATTAGTTGGCGCATACCACTTACAAGGCGACTATCACAATCCCACCACTCACCTGGTTTAAGATCAGTTGGCATAATATGTGTGCGGTCAATATAACGATTGCGAACATAACGAATAGGACGATTCCAAATTTCAGTTACATCATATACTAAATCATCAAGGAAATTAGGAATAGTTTCTGTTAAGAAATATGCAAATGGTTTTTCAGTTTTAATTTTCTTTTTCCATACACTCCACTCACCCCACGGTAATGCATATGGTTTATCAATACCAAAATGTTTTTGGAGTTTTTTAACTACTGGATGATCCATAAAATAATAATTTTTCATTAGAAATGATTTCCCTTTAACAGATTAAACTTTCTAAACAAGTATGCATCTTTTTCAGTCATTTGGCGTATAATTGTATTATCTTTCTCTAACTTAAATGGAACAATTTTTACCAACGGTGTGCCTGCTTTTAATACTTCTTCTGTTCCTAATTTATTCCATTGTAAAATAACATTTATTTCTTCAACTGTGCCACTTGTTAACAAACCTGGTATTACGGTAAATCTATCTTCATTGTCATACCAAACAGGAAGAAATAATGCACCATAACCTTCTGGTAATTTAATACACCAACGTGTAGGTATTTGCAATAGATATTTTAATGTGTTTTCACGTGGAAACCAAGGTGAATACATATCTTTTGGAAAATGTAAAACTTCTTTATTAAAATTAGTATTTTGTTCAAGATGCTTGGAAAGAAATACATTGGTATTAGTTGCACTTTTCCAAGTATATTCATGACCATCTGCACTTGTTTTTACAACAATATCTTGCCAAAGTCTTACAACATATCCATACTTGTAATATTCAACAACTGCTGGGCAATTTTTAATACTTGCTTTTGTTGAATAATCTAAATCTGGATTTACTTTAGTTGGTCTGATTTTTTTAAAAATATCAATAATATCTTTTTTACCATTATCTGGTGGATGTGTATCAATTAATTGTGGAATAATAGGATAAAACTCCACTTTTGGTTTACGAAAAAGATTTAATAACCAATTAAACATTTGATACCTATAAAAAATGGTGCCCTCAGTCGGATTCGAACCAACCACCTGATGCTTACAAAGCAACTGCTCTACCTAATGAGCTATAAGGGCATTATTCCTTTGGAACAGTATGACGAACACCATCCCAAGTGCTATTTACTTTAGCATGTTTCTGGCAAAAGTCAATAACATTTTCATAAAATGTATCAATCTCTCCGCTGAACTGCCCCATTAAACCGCCACATAATTCCATGGCACGTTCCCAATTACCACGCTTATATTCACGAATCATGTCAACATGCATTTCTCTAAAAAATGGTAGTGTTGCTAATTCATTTACATTGGTAACTTCTACCAATGCATGTAAAGTAACGGGTTCTGGCAAGCCAGGTTGCATGACAGTATCAAGTTCAAGAATTGTATATTTGTCTGCCATGTCTTTAGCAGTTTTTGCATCAAAAATTATATTCATAATAAGATTATATATAATTATTATTGGAAAACAATAAAAAAATGCATTTTGATTTAGTAAGTGACCTTCATGAAAACTTCTGGCCACCCGAACAAAACTTGAAATGGGAAGGTCTTGGAACAAGTTTAGTATGTGTGATTGCTGGTGATATCAGTAATGATTGGAATTATACATATGATAAACTTGTAGAAATAAGTGAACAATATCGTCATATTATTTTTGTTGATGGTAATCACGAACATGGTCATCAACCTAATTTACATCAACATAATGCTGATTTTCAATTACGTATTGCAGAACATAATAACATTACATATTTGCATAAAAGTGTAATTGTATTAGATGATGTAGCATTTGTAGGTTGTAATGGTTGGTGGACATATGATTTTTGTCAACCAGAAGTATCTAACTTTGAATGTTGGGACCATCTTATACGTGAAGGTTGGAGTGAAGAAAAATTAGCAGAAATTATGGCGATTGCCAAAGTTGAAGCTAAAATGCTTTACACCCAAATAGAAACTTTTAATAATGATCCAAGAATAAATCACATTGTAGTTGTGACACATACTTCACCAATACGTAAGTTTAGATTTATTACACCAGATATGCATGTTGCCCATTATGGTCGTGCAGGTAGTAGCATGATGCAAACAGTGTTATTAGCAAATACAAATAAAAAAATAAAAATATGGTGTTTTGGTCATTGCCATCACGAAATTGATGAAACTATTGATGGTATACGTTATATCTGTCATCCCCGTGGTCGCAGTGATGAAGGTATTGGAAACGTATATTTTCCAAAACTAGTTCAATTTTAAGATTCTGGTTCTATCTTAACAGCGAGTGGAAAGTTATTTGTTCTTGCAAGTAGTGTAGTTTCTACTGCTTTACTTTCTGCAATTTCAAATGGTAATACTGCAACTTGTGCACTGCCATCTTGATGGATTTTTACTGTTAAATCTTCTGCGCTATCAAAGCTATGGTCAAAGATTTCTTGTAATACTGCGATAACAAAATCAACAGTAGTTACATTGTCATTCATAAAGATAACTCTAAACTTTGGTGGTGGAGTTAAATCTTTATTGGGTTTAATCTTAATTTTTGTGCGTGTTTCAACGTCTGTTGTCATTTTGCCCATCATCTATATTTACCACAGTGGGCTTTCGCCCACTGTGATTTTATACTACCACAACTATTATGATTTTGCAATAGCTATTTTCTTTGGCTTTTGTTCCTCTGGAATATGATATTCAAGAGAAATATTAAGCAAGCCGTTCTTTAGAGTTGCTTTCTTAATTTCTACATTGTCAGCCAATGAGAAAGTGCGAATGAACTTGCGACTTGCAATGCCACGATACATATAATCCTTTGTATCTTCGGTCTTGATTTCGCCAGTAACTACCAACTGACCTTCTTTAAGTGTGATATCAATATCCTCATCACTAAATCCACCAACCGCAATTTCAATTGCGTATTCAGTATCACTGTTGCGGATGATGTTGTAAGGTGGGTAGCTTTGTTGAACCTGAACATTGTTGACACGTAGCATGTCATCAAAAAGGCGTTCAAATCCAAGGGCAGTACGATTTAATTTGTCAAAACCGTCAAATACAGTTAAAAGATTACTCATTTTGTTTCTCCTTCTAAAAGCGAGT